AGAAATCCACTAGAGTGGATACGCATACGTTCTGTGTCTCCAGTAGATATTTTAATAGCTCCTGAATCTCTTAGATTTATATGACCTGAACCATCTTGATGCTGACCAAAATCAATACCAGTTTTAGTTGATGCACTTGTTTCTGCTCTAATGTAAGCAAAAGTAGAGTTTTTAACATGAAGTGGTTGTAGAGGTGCTGTATCTCCAACCCCAACTCGTTCTGAGCTATCTATAGTAATAGCTGTAGCATCAGCATTATCATCTATTCCTTGAGATGTAAAAGCACCACTGACATCTAATGTGCCTGCCATTGTAATATTACCATCAAACGTACCACCATCTGCTTTACTTACAGTGTCTGCTGCACTAAAAGCATCAAAAACTATTATTTCTACGAGGTCATCAACTGATGCTGCTTGAGTTAATACTATTTGAGTTCCACTTGTA